CATAAGCAGCAGCAGCATCATAAGCAGCAGCATCATAAGCAGCAGCATCAGCAGCATCAGCAGCAGCAGCAGCATCATAAGCAGCAGCAGCATAAGCAGCAGCATAAGCAGCAGCAGCAGCAGCATCATAAGCAGCATCAGCAGCAGCATCATAAGCAGCAGCAGCATAAGCAGCAGCAGCAGTATCATAAGCAGCAGCATCATAAGCAGCAGCATCATAAGCAGCAGCAGCATAAGCAGCAGCATCAGCAGCATCTAATTCTTCTCTTGTTGCCTGCCCTAACCCGAACCACTCGGCAACCCTCACTGCCTTACGGCTTCGCTCATCTTTCATCAGGTGAATAACAAGTTTGGCACATCTCGCTTTCACGAGCGTCAGTTTGCGCAGGGCCGTCTCATTGCTTCTCTGGATTGTTCGGCCAATGAGCCATAACATCCAGTCGCCGCGCTCGCAGGCCAACCACAACTCCTCTGATGTTTCGAAATTCAAGGCGTCTTTTACCGCCGCTTCGCACGCGCGCAGTTTTTTAATCGCTCGAATGTAACTATTGATTTCCATAATACTCTCCTATAAAGCCCCGCCCTGTCTGGTTTCGTGAGCCTTGGCAGAACACAAAGACGAAGACAGGGCAAAGGCAAAAACTTAGTTTCGGGAAGCTCGCCAAAGCTTTTATTCACTTTTCACTTATGGCATTATCGGCTATTCGTCCAGCAAAGTCAAATAATTTGTGATTGGACACTAAAGATTGTTGGGACTGTTATTTGCGGGATAATTGGCCCTTATCGAGGATGGGCAGAGCTATGCAGCGGCAGTTTATCTCTTCCCCCGGCTTTGGCCCCGGGTCGCTCCATTTGTAAACCTTGCCATCCCTGTGATAATGGTCGTGGTGTAGCTTTGAACCTTGCGGATATTTGCCCGACGGATTACCAACCACCCTGCTATCGCCTGCCGTGCGCCAGATGTATTCTTTTATACCTGCCTGTTCGTACTGGAATTTAGTAACGGCGGCGTTAAGCTTTGACGTCTGGTCCCGTGCAAGGAATTGTGCTCGCCACCTTGTCACCCCGCCCGTATGCTGTATTTGCTCCCACAGTGAGCGCCCCTCCGGTAATGGCTGTTGCTTTTCGTAGGTGAGCAATGCCTTTTCGACCTCGCCCATATATTTCTTCGGTATGCTCCGTATCAGCGATGTTGCTTCCGTGATGCTATTATCCATAAGCGTAGCAAATGCCTTATCCTCGAATTGAATATCGGGATTTATTTTCATCTTAGCGACAAGTTGCTCGATAAGCTGCTGATGTGCTTTGTCGAATGAGGACTTGAAAAGCTGCGTCCCTTCGTCTCGGCCTAACTGTTCGAATATCCCCTCCCACTTATCCGCCGCCTTCCAGAGCTTGTCGTATTTGTCCTTCATCGGTGCGTCGGAATTGGCAATCGGCTCAAGCTCTGCCAGCATAAGCTTAATATGCCGGTCTATGGAATCGCGTAATCGCTTCTCAATCTTAGCGGAGGGGCGTAAAGCTTTGAGCTTCACCCGCCCGAATAGCTGTTTAGATTTGCCGAAGAATCGAAGGGCCATTACTTATCCTTCGCAGTTTTCTTCTTGTTCGGGTCTTTATCATCCTCGCCCTTATTGCCGCCCCCGTCACCGAATGCATCCTCGCTCTCCGATTCGAGTAACTTCTTGCGCAGGTCTGCCAATTGAGTATCGAATTTCATATCGGTGCGGAATATATTGTTCGCCTTCAGCTCGTCGAATAGCTGCTCGTCGTTAATAATCCCCGAATCGTAAAGGGACAGCATATAGCGGGATACAATCTCGTTGCTCTCCGCCTGTTCCTTTTCGTCCATATTCCAAAGCGGCGGATGCTCAATCTCAATCTTTTCCTCTCGCGCCGCCCAGCCGTCCGCACCCCATAAGCAGGAGCCGATAATCTTAAACAGCTTCATAAGCCGCGGCGTTATCCTGTTCTTTTGAATCGAGTCAACGTGGTCGTAATAATTCTCAAGGTCTGATTCGCCCGTAGCGTTCAATCCCCCGGGCGCCTGCCCTAAGAACCTTGTCGCGGGTATATCGCAGGCAGCGGACAGAATGACCAAAAACGTCATCACTAATTCAGGCACACTACCGAACGTCGCTGAGTGCTGCGTTATCTCTGCATCGTCCGCTTCGAGCAGTGCTGCCCGATACATACTGATAGTGGCAACAATATCCTGAAGGGCCGCGACAACGTTTGCGCCGCCCTTTGTTGCCCCCAGCCCTTTAAGGTCTTTGCACTTCATAAGCAGACAGCTTGCCAGATTGACGAGGTGATACGCCCCCTCCTGTGTGCCGGTAACGCGCACAAGCAAATCGTGGAGCGGGGTAAGTATGCTCTCGCCGAAGCCGGAAGGGTTGGCCCGCCAGGGCATATAGATATTTATCACGTTGCGATTGAATAATGCGTCGCCGTCAAATGTTATCAGCCGGTCGATATGCACGGGCATTTGCTGAATCGTGAAGGTGGACGGCTTATCGTAATCGGGCGAAAAATAGTCCACCGTGTAATTGGCCTGCCATATCCGCATAATGTCAATCACGTTTAGGGCTTTGATATTAAGCGGTACTTCCTGAGCGCCCATACCGAGCGGATTCAGCCCGGCCTTGAGCGATTCGAAGTTAATCGGGTTCTCGATACTACGCTCGCCTTTAAAGGTGCTATCAGCAATCGGCATATAGATTAGCGAACCGCCGAATAGCCGCTCCTGCTTCATCACCCGCTTAAATTGCCTGTCGCCATCAAGCTGCTTATACGCCTTCATCAGTGCCTTATTATCCGCGTCCGTCAACCCCTTAATGATAAACGGCTTGCGGAAGGCATCATCAATCGGAATATCGACAACCTTCTTGGCGAACGGGTCTGTATAGTACCAGCGGGCGAATCGCATCCACCGGCTTAACGGATTAGGGTCGAAAAACGGATTGAGCGAGGTCCACGCAATCTGTTGATTTGAGCCGCGGTCCTGCGCTGTGCTTGCCCCGGAGCCGACAATCATCGCGTTCATCTTCTGGACGCGACGGCTTTCTCGCCGGCTGACGTTTGAGTATTGCCGTTGTATATCGGCCCGCGTCGCCTGCATTGAGCTTAGTTTGTCGCTTTTATCGGGAAGATAATTACCCTTATGCTGTCTGGACATCCGCGCCGCCGCCTTTCGACTTCCATATTGAGCAGGCCATCGTCAGGGCATCGACCGAGTCATCGTGCCCGCTGCCTTTGCCGTTAAACGCGGCACACTGCTCGACGATATGCTTGCAAAGTTCTTCGTTATGAGCCGGTAATCTGATACGACCGGCTTCCACATACCAAGTCGTCAATTCAGCCCTGCCCACTTTATCTAAGGGGAATTCGTAATCTTGCGGCTTCCACAAATAAACGGGCATTCCCTGCGCTTTCATCATTTGCTGAAGCGATGTACCTGATACCTTGTCTTCGATGTAAAAACGCGAGGCCCCGAGCTTCTCCATATCGTTCCAGAACTCCTTAGCCCGCCGCAATAATTCGGGAAATTCAAACTTGCCGGTAACCTCGTTAATCAAATCGAGATACATTTTGCCGTGTTCTTCGTGACAACTCCACGCCTGAAGGGACGTGAAATCGTTCATCGTCTCTTCTTTCATCGCGGTATCGGCAGTGAGGAACACCAGCCCATTGACAAGGTAATCCTGATTGACGCAATCGTAATATGCCCACCAGTCCTTTTTAATAATATTGCCGCCGGCATTTTGCGGCTCCTGCTGCTCCTGCGTAAAAAAGATATTCGGATTGACCTTCTTGAGCCGGTTATAGCTATCTACCGAGCGGACCTGCGGCCATAGGGCCGTACCATCTTCCTGCAAGCCCTGGAATCGCAGGACGTGCCATTTATCGGCCTCTGTTTCGAGAATATGGCCGGGCAAATCGTCCGGGGCTAATCGCTGCTGAATTAAGATTATCGGGGTGTTGTCGCTGTTCTTGCGGTTACGTATAGTGCTGTCGTAAGTTTCGCGGAGCGTCGCCTTCGTTGCTTCGCTGCGTGCCTCATTTGCTTTAAGCGGGTCGTCGATGATAAGAGCGCCGCCGAATATGCCCTCTTCGGCTCCGAATCGTTTCTTGCCTGCCCCGATGCCCGTAACCAAACCTGATACGGTTGTGCCGTAAACAGCCCCGCCCTGGATAGTCGTAAAATAATCGCCCCGCCATTT